CACCGGCACCAGCACGTCGAGCTTCATTAACACTGGCGTCAACCCGGTGACAGGAGACTCTAAGCTGGATCGCGGCAATGTCAGCTATGCGTTCTATATTCGAGGAAATATCGCCACTTCTGGCGTGGATATGGGATTCATCCCCTCGTCGGCGAGTAACGGCACGATCTTAGGGGCTGCCCAGTCGCCTTCGAATGGCAACTTCCGGGTCAACAACACCAACACCTCAGCGGACAACACGTATGCGGGCATTTCGGACGTGTCAGGCCTGTGGAGTGCGAGCCGGAAGTCGCTTACCTCCTGCACCTTCTTCAACAAAGGCGTGCAGATCCATACGACAGACACCGTCAATTCGGACGTGGGCGAGTCGAGCAACATGATTTTCGTTGGCAACCGGAACTCCAGCAATAACACGTCCGGCACGAACGGCACGCTCCGCCAGTACGGCATGTTCATCGCCGGATCGGGCCGCACGCCAGCACAGGAAGTCGCGCTCAACAACGCGGTGACTTCGTACTTGGCCGCCATCGGCGCGAACTGAACCGAACGAGCGGCCGTCATTAATTAACTGGTAGAGGGATAAGCACATGGGGCGTAAATCTTCCCTCACGCCTGAGCAGTGGATCGAGGTCGAGCGGCGCCACCTGGTGGACGGTGACTCGTTCAACAAGCTGGCGACGGACTTCGGCGTGAACGAGTCCTCGATCCGTCGGCGCCTCAAGCAGGCAAAAGATGCGCCCGACGGCAAGAACAAGCTGCAGGCGCTCGCCGAAGAAAAGGTACGCGCCGACGCGCAGAGCAAGCGCATCAGCGAACAGATCGCCCAGTTGCCGTTTGCCGGCCAGGCCATCGTGTCCGATCTGGCACGCAAGATGGCGAACATCAGCCATCACCTGGGATCGGCCGCAGAGTACAGCGCCGCTTCCGCGCACCGCCTGTCGATGCTGGCAAACCAGCAGATGGACCGCGTCGACGATGTGGACCCGATGAAAAGCACGGCGCATCTCGCCGCGCACGCCGCACTGCAAAAGATGGCAAACAGCGCGATGGAAGGCCCGATGAACCTGCTGCGGGCCAACAAGCAGGAAATCGAGCCGACGGAAAACGTGTTCGATGCTGTGCTCGCTGCGGTCAACGGCAGTTCTCTCAAGGTGGTCGCCAATGAATAGCAAGGCCCAGCTGCAGCAGATGCTGTCCGATCCGATGTGGCGCATCAGCAACCTGTACAAGATCATCGTCAAGGGCAGCGACGAGGATGAGGGCCTGGTGCTCAAGTTCACGCCGAACCGGGCGCAGCGCCGCTTCATCGCTCGACTGCATCACCGCAACATTATTCTGAAGGCGCGCCAGCTGGGCTTTACCACGCTGATCGCCATTGTGTGGCTGGACCATGCGCTGTTCAACGCCAACGCACGCTGCGGCATCATTGCCCACGACCGCGAGGCCGCGAAGGTGATCTTCCGCGACAAGGTGAAGTTCGCATACGAGAGCTTGCCGATCCACCTGCGCGCCGCCATGCCGCTCAAGGCCGACAACGCCGACGAGCTGCTGTTCGCGCACAACAATTCGTCCGTGCGGGTGGCAACGTCCATGCGTTCGGGCACGATCCACCGGCTGCACATCTCCGAATTCGGCAAGATCTGCGCCAAGTTTCCCGACAAGGCCAAGGAGGTCGTGACTGGCTCGATTCCGGCCGTGCCGCTCAACGGCATCACGGTCATCGAATCGACTGCCGAAGGCGCTGACGGCGCGTTCTACGCCATGACCGAGCGCGCCATGGCTTTGCAGGACCAGGCCGCCGTGCTCAGTTCGAAAGACTGGCGCTTCCACTTCTTCCCCTGGTGGGAAGAGGAGCAGTACCGCATGGACGAGGGCAACGCGGTCATCACCGACAAGGACGACGAGTATTTCGCCCTGATCGAAGGCAAGATGGGTTGCGAGCTGTCGATCGAGCAGCGCACCTGGTACGTGGCCACCCGCGACACCGACTTTGCCGGTGAAGAGGAAAGCATGTGGCAGGAATATCCCAGCACGCCGAAAGAGGCGTTCCAGGTGTCGAGCGAGGGCTGTTATTACAACAAGCAGATCACCGCTGTGCGCAAGACTGGCCGCATCCTGCGCATTCCGCTGCTGGACGTTCCGGTCAACACGTTTTGGGACATCGGTCGCAGCGACGGTACCGCGATCTGGTTTCACCAGCAGGTGGGGATGGAAGACCGGTTCATCCGGTACGAGGAGGCGCACGGTGAAGACCTGCGCTACTACATCAAGCTGCTGCAGGACACCGGCTACATCTGGAACAAGCATTTCCTGCCGCACGACGCCGCGCACAAACGCCTGTCCGACACGAACAAGTCGACCAAGCAAATGCTGGAAGACCTGGGCCTGCGCAACATCCAGATCGTCCCCGTCATCTCGGACATCAACACCGGCATTAACATCACGCGCGCCGAGTTCGCATCTGCCTACTTCGATGAGGCCGGTTGCAAGCTCGGCTTCTCGCACCTGGAAAGCTACAAAAAGCGCTGGAACGAGCGGGATGGGCGCTGGAGCGATGAGCCGCGCAAGGATCACACCAGCGAGGGCGCTGACGCCTTCCGCCAGTGGGCGCAGGCCAAGAGCCGAAAAATGATCACACTGGCCGGCTCGACGCCAGCCTACGACTTCACTAAATCAGCCGCATCCGGCGCAAGGGCACTTTGATGGCAAATGATCTGAAAGAAGCGCAAGAGATGTACCAGGACGCGCTCGACGCGACGCGCGAGCAGCGGATCCAGATCGAAGAAGACCTGGAGTTTTCCGACCCGTCGAATCCGGTGCAGTGGGATGAAACGGTCAGGCGCAGCCGCGAGAACGACCCGGGCGGCGCGCGGCCGTGCCTGACGATGGACCACACTGGCCAGTACGTCGCCAACGTGGCCGGCCAGGTCAACCGGGCGCCGCCGGCAATCCATACCGTGCCAGTCGGATCGGGTTCGGACGTGAAAGTGTCCGAGCAGCTCGACGGCATGATCCGCCACATCGAATACGCCAGCCGGGCCCAGACGCATTACGGCATCGCCCTCACCTCCGCCGCGCGCACCGGCATCGGTTACCTGATCGTGCGGCCCGAATACATCGACCGCGCGATGGGGTACCAGGAACCGCGCATCACCGCCGAAGCGGATCCGCTGCGTGTGGTGTTCGATCCGTGGAGCGTACAGCTCGATGGCAGCGACGCCACGTTCGGCTTCCTGTCGACATCGATGAGCGAGCGAGAATTCGAGCGGAAGTACGGGAAGAAAGCGGAAAAAATCAGCTTCGGGTGCAGCGACCGCCAGATCGACGGCGGCACTGATCGCAAATCGATCATCGTGGCCGAGCAGTGGTACAAGGAAGAGAAAAAGCGCAACGTCATCATCTGGGCTGGCATGGACGGTGAAGAGGCCACCGGCAGCGAGGAGGAATATTGGGCAGCGTACCAGGCGGCAGATGGCCGGCTCGAACATCTGCGCACCTACACCGACAAGTACCAGTGCGTGAAGTGGCGCACGATGAGCGGTGACGCGATCCTGGACACGCCGAAGACCGCCGACGGGAAGGAAGGGCTCTACCCGGCCGACTCGATCGGGATTGTTCCCGTCTACGGTTACTGGGGCGTGAAGGATGGCCGCTTGACGTATTGCGGCATTCCGCGGCGCGCGCGCAACCCGCAGCGGGCTTACAACTACCACATGAGCGAGCAGCTGGCGCACATGGCCACGGCGCCAAAATCGCCATGGATCACACCCATCCGCGCAATCCGCGGCCTTGAAGCAATCTGGGACCGCGCTTCCATCGATTCACGCGCGTACTTGCCGTACAACGACGTGGACGACCAGGGCCAGCCGATTGCGGCGCCGCAACGGATGAATGTGGCGGTCAACCTGCAAAGCCACATCGTCGGCGCAGAACAGGCGCTGCACGATCTGGAAGCGACGATCGGCATGTACCAGGCCAACCTGGGGGCGCCGAGCAACGAATCGTCCGGCGTGGCCATCGACGCACGGAAGTCGTCCGGCGAGGCCAGCACGTCGCATTTCCCGCAGAACCTGGCCGCATCGCTGGGCCAGGCGGGCCGCATCGTCGTGCAGATGGCTGCCAAGCTTATCGACACGAAACGCCAGCAGCGCATCATGGGTATCGACATGTCGCCCAGCAGCGTCACGATCGATCCAGGCCAGCAGCAAGCCGCGCAACAGACCGACAAGGGCATCAGCATCAATCCGAACGTGGGCACCTACGACGTCCGGGTGGTGGTTGGTGCAAGTTTCAGCACGCAGCGCAGCCAGGCGCAAGCCGCGCTGGCCGAGGTGATGCGCAACAATCCGGAGATGACCCCGGCAATCGCACCGCTGTGGGCCCAGACGCTTGACATACCGAACGCCGACAAGCTGGCCCAGGTGCTGGCCGCGATGGCGCCGCCGGCGGTGCAGGCCATCTTGAACCCGGACACGGGCAAGCAGCCGAAGCCGGAGCAACTAATGCAGCAGATCGAGCAGGCGCAGGCATCGTTGAAGGAGGCGATCCAGCACGCGCACGATGCGCAGCAAGAGGCCGATGAAGCGCAAGAGCAGCTGCGCGACAAGGGCGAGGAACTGAAGGCGAAAGAACGCGAGCTGGACATCAAGGCGTATGAGGCACAGACCAAGCGCGATGAATCGGAAGTGAAGCGCCTGGCACTGACCAGCACGGCCATGACGCCGGAGCAGATCAAGCTGATGGTTGCCGAAACAGTCGACAAGATGTTGAGCCACCCCGAGGCATTGCCTTCCGAGCTGCAGCAGGATGACACGCAGCCAGAGTCGCAACAGGCCGCCCCTCCGGAGCCTGACGCGCCTACGCCACCGCCCGACCCGGCAACGCCGCCGCCTGACCCTGCCGCGATGCAGGATCCTGAATTACCACCGAACCCGCCAAGTGCGGGTTTTTCTTTGCCTGACCAACCCGAAGGAGCATGACCTTGAGTATCGAAGACAACGCATTGCCAACTGGCGACACCACCGCCGCGGCGGGCGACACAACGAACACCGGCGCCGATCACCAACAGGACCAGGGCGACCTGGGCGACGGTGGCAACGCCGACGAAGGTGATGGCAAAGAGCAGGCTGCGGCGGCCAAGCCGGACAAGACGCCGGAGCAGCGCGAAATTGACAAGCTGCGCCGTCGCCTGGACAACAAAACCCGGCAGGTGTACGAGCTGCGCGCCCAAACGCCAGTGCAGCAACACCAGCAACAGCAAGCCAGCCAGGAAGACGACGACGAACCCGTAACGCTGACCCGCGCCGAGCTGAACCGACAAATCGAAGAGCGAGCGCAAAAGCTTGCACCGTCGATGAAGGATCAGCACGTCGAGGCCGAGCGACGCCAGGGTGTGGTCACGTCGCTGGCAAAGGACTGGGGTACGGAGAAATTCAACACGATGTCGTCGGAACTGGACGACGCCTTCGGCGGCTTGATCGATCGCAGCGGCGCGCCCAAGCCCGCCACTGACGCGATCTTCGAAGCCGACAACCCGAAGGCAGTGATCGAATTCCTGACCGACCCCGACAACGCGGACGAAGCCGAACGCATTTCGAAGATGACAGCAGGCCAGGCCGGGCGCGCGATCGCCAAGCTTGAAGTGAAGCTGGAAGCAGAGAAATCGAAGGCCAAGCCGAAGCCGAGCAACGCGCCCTCCCCTGTGGAGCCAGCGCGTGGCGGCGGCGTACCAAACGGTGCGCCAAATCCATCCGACACCAAAGCCTGGATGTCCTGGGCCAATGCCCAGGAACGGGCACAACGCTAATTAGGAGCCTCACATGGCATCAAACCTCATCACTTCGCAGGTCATCACCAACGAAGTACTTCGCATCGCGCACAACCAAAGCGCTTTCCTGGGTAACACGAATTCCGATTACAAGGATGCCTGGGAAAAAGACCTCAAGCCAGGCCAGACCGTCAGCGCGCGCGCCCCGGTCCAGTTCACCCACCGCGATGGCGAAAACGCGAACGCTCAAGAAATCAATGAGCGCAGCATCCCGATCACGCTGCAGCCTCTGCTGGGCCTCGATTTCGAAATCGGCTCCACCGACCTGGCGACATCCGTCGGCAGCAACGGCCAGGTCAACAAAGTGTTCAAGGAGCGCTACCTGAAACCGGCCGGCCTGAAGCTGGCCGCGCTGCTCGACTACCGCCTGGGCGTTCTGCTGAAGAACGGCACCCACCAAATCGTGGGCACGCCGGGCACGCCACCATCGTCGTTTGCGGACTTGCTGCAGGCCGGCGTCCCGCTCGACCGCATGAGCGTGCCGCGCGACGGCCAGCGCATGGCAGCAATCGAGCCAGGCGCCAATGCCACCATCGTCGCCGGTCTGTCGGGCCTGTTCAACAACAAGGAAGTGCTGGGCGAACAGTACAAGACCGGCATCATCAAGACCGGCGCCGGCCTGGACATCGCGATGTCGCAAAACGCGCCTGCGCACACGGTCGGCCCGCTGGGTGGCGCGCCTGTCGTTGCCGGCGCCAACCAGGGAATCATCAACGTTGGCACCACGGACAATCCGTGGGCTGCCACGACTGCGCTGACCACCAGCGGCTGGACCGCTGCCGCCGCGCTGCGCCTGAACCAGGGCGACACCTTCACCATGGGCACCATCTCGGTCAACCCGGAAACCAAAGCATCGACTGGTGTCCTGCAGTCGTATCTGGTCACTGCGCCGGTCTCGTCGGACGGCGCCGGCAACGCCACGATCATCTGCAGTCCAGCAATCATCGCAGGCGGCGCGTATCAAAACGTCGTCGCGCGTCCTGCGGCAAATGCGCCGATCGTTGTCACCAGCGGCGCCGCAAACCAGACGTACACGCAGAACATGATCTGGCACCGCGATGCGCTCACGTTCGTCTCGCCGAAACAGGAACTGCCAGGCGGCATGGACATGGCATCCCAGGCATCGCTGGCTGACGAAGGCGGCGTCTCGTTGCGCTTCGTCCGCGGCTTCAACATTCAGACGAACAAGCTGATCAGCCGCTTCGACATCCTGTGGGGCGCGGCCGTGACGCTGCCGAACTTCGCAGTGCGCCGCACGAACTAAGGCACCCGGGGCCGGCTACCAAGCTGGCCCTTTCATCATCCCCATCATTTCCGGAGAAACACCATGTACCCACTCGATATGACGCTGGTCAAAGGCATCGGCTTCGCTGTCGCCAATGACGAAGACGAGCACCAGGCGCTGACCGCCAAAGGCTACGGCCCGGCCTACGTCGCGCCAGCGGAACCTGCCGACACCAAAACGGCGAAGAAGTAAGCCATGACCACGGCCCGCACTATCATCTCGCTCGCGCTCGAGGCAATGAACCGCCTCTCGCCGGGCGAAACGCTCGACGCCGACCTGGCGGCCGCATGCCTGCGCCGGCTGAACTCGATTGCCGACGACTGGAGCGCGGGCCGCGACATGATGCCGCAGGACCGTCTGGTCAGCGGCGCAATAACCGGCGCCACCGCCACGTTGGGCGCCGGCGTCTTCGCCGTGCTCACGGCCGGCGCCGAGATCATCCAGCTGCAGGTCGACGACGCCTGCCCGATGAACCAGATCACGATGCAGCAGTACCAGAGCATCGGCCAAAAAGGTCAAACCGGCCAGCCGCGCCTGTGGGCATACGACGGGCTGGCTACGATATATCTTTACCCGGCGTCAGCCGCCAACACCGTCAGCATCATGGCGCGCGTGCCGTTCGCCTCGTTCGTCGACCTCGACACCGAGTACACAATGCCGGCAGGTTACCAGGGCGCGTTTGCTGCCTCGCTGGCCGTCGGTATGGCGCCGGCGCTTCTGGGCGGCGCGACGCAAAGCCTGTTGCTCGCCGAGAAAAAGGCGCTGTACAACGTCGCCAACAGCGCGGTGCGTCCTGCCATCATTTCGGCCAACCCGGTCGCCGGCATGCGCGGCTCAATCATGACGGGATGGAACTGATGGCCCCGCGCAACGTCGTAGCGTGCATCGGGCCCAGCTACCACCTGGATGACCGCAAGGCCGCGATCCAGACTGCAATCAACTGCTACCTCGAGCAGGTGGAGGGCCTGGGCGAGACGCGCATCCTGACGCAGGTTTCCGCGCCCGGGCTGGCGTTATTCCTGGCGCTCGGCGCCGAGATCCGTGGAATCCGGGACGTGGAGGGCCGCTGGTTCGTGGTGGCCGGCGCCACGCTGTACGAAATCGTTGCAGGCGCAGCGGTCAGCCGCGGCACGCTCGCAACCAGCACCGGCGCGGTGGCCATGTCGCACAACAACACGCAGCTGACCATTGCAGACGGCCCGAACGGCTACGTGTGCACGCTGGCCACCGGCGTGCTGGCACAAATTACGTCCAGCGGCTGGCGCGGGTCGAACAGCATCGGTTTTATCGATGGCTACACGATCCTCGTCGCGCCGGACACCGACCAGTTTTACATTACCAAGATCGACGACTCCAGCGTGCTCGACGCGCTGGACTTTTCGTCCGCCGACGCGCAACCGGACAGCGTGCTGCTGTCCCTGGTGCTGCATCGGGAGCTGATCCTGATGGGCGGCTACACCACCGAGATCTGGCTCAACAGCGGCGGCGCGCTATTCCCGTTCCAGCGCTACAACTCGGCGCAGATCGATGTGGGCGTCGTGGGCAAGAAGGCTGCCATCGTCGCGTCCGACTCGATCTTCTGGATCGGGCAGACACGCAACGGGTCCGGCATCGTGTACCAGATGGTGGGCCATGAACCGCAACGCAAGTCGACGCGCTCGATGGAACAGCTGCTGGCCAAGTCGACCGACCTGTCGAAAGCAGAAATGTGGACCTACCAGGTCGACGGGCACGAATTCATCGGCATCAACGCTCCAGGCCTGTCTACCACGCTGGTTTACGACGTCGCCATGCAACAGTGGCACGAGCGCGCCGACTGGAAGGCGGGCTGGGCGCCGCTGCGAATCACGTC